CTGCACATCTTCTGGGTGGTACGAGGATCCACTCTCACGCAGTCTTGCAACTGCTTCCTCATCGATCTCCCACTCGGTATCCTTTGAGAACGAAACCCGTGCGGCGTTACACACCGTGAGATCGGAACCCATGTGATCTACCAAGTCAACATGTCCTTTATCTAATACCTTTTCTTGCATACTATACCTTTCTCCATCGATTGAGTCGCATCATTGCTTCCAGACCAGAAACTGCATTGTCGTCCATAATCTTTTTGATTTGTTTTGGTGAAAATCTATACACCATGTCATTAATATCTTTGTCTGACATTCCATTAGGCCAAATACACACGGTTTTTCCTTGATTAATAAGATTTTCATTAAACTTAATAATCTGAGGATTGCGTGGTTCGTTGTCAAGAACGTAAACCATGTCACTGTTTGCGAATCGAGCAGGTTCGTTCTGAACTGAGGCAGCACCCACCATCGCCACCGTGTTGTCGATGAACAAACTGTCTAACGGTCCTTCCACGACATACACACGCTTCTTTGGGTTCGCACGCCACATACCATACCAGAGTCGTTCGATAGACTTGTCCGACTTCACGGTGATGTATCGTAGTGTAGTGCGTGCGTTATACTCATCCTTCATCGACAACGATCGACCCTGAACTGCAACAACATTATCCTTTTTGTCGAAGAAGGGAATAACGAGTCGTGGTTCTGGTCCAGTTGTCTTCGATGGATTGAACTCGGGGTCTACCAGTTTCATGTACGCATAGAAGTTATCAGTGAAATATAACACATTCCAGAACTTCTTCGGAATCTTACGCATTTCCACAAACTGTCGGCAAATATGATTTGGATCTAGATCAGTAATACATGTCAGTGGTTTTAATAAATTATGTTTAGGTTTAAACTTCGGTTTACTGAACATCGAATTCATTTCACTTTCTGATAATTTCTTTCGTTTAGTACCATTCTTTTCTTTCCATAATTCAATCGAGTATTCTTTCTTTAGATTGACATCCACTTTATCCAGAACCCCATAGATGTCAGAAGAGTATCCACAATTATGACACTTCACAAAATATTTATTCTTACTTTCATAAAAGTAAAATCTAGCTTTCGTTTTATTTTTTTGAGAGTCACCACAGATAGGACATCTACAATTTGCAAGATTATTCTTAGCCCACTTAAACTTATCAAGTTGACTAGAAAGTATGTTTATATATTTTTTATCAATAAAAGATGTCATTATTATTTCCATGCAGACAAATCGGACTTTTTGAATTTATCATTGAAAGATATGTCGTATCCAGATGCCGCAGTTTCTTTGTTACTTTGATTGGAATTTACAATCCCATTCTGCTCTTCCAGATCAACATCATACAGTTTCATTTTTGGACGATTGATTCCAAGAACAAACTTACGATTCTTGACTGGATCATTGTAACGATTCTTGAGTTGCTTTACCATGATCTGATCTCGCTCCTCTAGTTCCTCGGTAGAAATCAAAGCAAACATGAGATCTGCAGTTTGTGGTAGACCGAAAGACTCACTCGTATCTTCTAGACCCATGTCGGTGTTATTAAATCCAGAGCGGTTCACCTGTGTTGCAGAGAAGATCGGTACATTTTTTTCGATTGCAAGACCACGAAGTTCTTCGGCAATCGCCTTCACAAAAGTGTAGGAGTTGACCGCACCATTATTCTTAAGTCTTGAAGAAGTACAAATGTTTAGATAATCAATAAATATAATGTCTGGCTTAAACTTTTTCTTCAACCAGAGTTCATCAAGAAGATTACGGAAGTGAGTTGCACCAGCGGATGCAGTCGGATATTCTTTAATGATCAACTTACCCTTGACATGATCGGAAATCTTTTGCAACTTACTCTTGTAGATATCTTTAGGAAGTTGTGTAATCTCGTCAATCGGCATGTCGAAAAGGTTCGCATCAATTCTTTCTGCGATTCTCTCCTCTGCCATCTCACAAGTGATGTATAGAACATTCTGATTTTGTGACAGACAGGCAGCAGCATGATGACACAAGAACAGAGACTTACCGACACCAGTACCCGCCATGACAATGTTCAATGTCTTTTGTGGTGTACCACCGCCGGTAATTCTGTTCATGTAATCAAGATCAAAACCAACCTTAGTTTCTACTTGGTTGTAGAATTCGTATCTTTCTTCACAGTCTTCGATGTAGTCGTGTCCGATGTGGGCGTCGAACGAGACTGCGAGGGCGTCTGAAAGGATACTTGGGATTGCATTCTCTGTCTTTGACTTCGACTTGCCGTCAATGATGTGGATCGATTCCATGATCGCATTGTAAATAGACCTTTCTTTACAATAAGTTTCAGTTTCTTTTACTAACCATTCTTGATCTGTCTTATCATCAATATTCAATGAATCGACAAGATCTTTGCACGACTTAAAAGAATCTTCATTCAACTCTTCTACTTTATCTAGACAAATTAAAATTGCATCCTTTGTTGGTGTAGTATTATATTCCTTAATAAAATTAGAAACAATCTTAAAGACTACTTTATCGGTTCTAGCCTCGAAGTATTCTTCCGATAAAAAAGGTGCGACTCTTCGTGAAAAAGAGTCGTTGTACGCTAGATTAGAGAGAATCAATCTTGATAGATCACTCATTAGTTTCTTCTACCTTCATGTCACCATATTTGAATTCTTGTGATGCTACTTCTTCTATTTGCTTCATGATATCATCAGTAAAGTACTTACTGGGATCCTTGTAAACAGACTTCTCATATACCTTAGATCCGTCTGGGAACTCATATCTTGTTGACACCTTCTTGATTATATCATATTTTTCTGCAAGAGTCAAGAGTCCATAGTACTTATCAAGACCCTTGTCATAATGAAGCATGACATCAACCATAGAATTTTCTTTGGTGAGACGAGACTTGTAAAGTTTACAATGAACAATATTTCCAATTACATCAGTTCCTTCCTTGACTTTCTTCTTGGAAAGGTAAACGATGGTGGATGCCGCATACTTCAAACCGGCACCACCACTCATCTCCTTAGTCGGGAACATGGAACCAACTGCTGCGTATGTGTGATTTGTCATGATCATAGGAATACCAGCAGCACCGAGCTTGAGAGTAAGAACACGGAAAGTTGCCTTGATAACCTGAGCACGAGTCATGTCTCTGGTTGTCTTACCATCTGCAGTATCAGTCATTTCCTTCTCGGTTGAAAGCATTCCAAGTGAATCCAATACAATCATCATTGGCTTCTTGTCCTTACTCTCGTTATACTTATCAACTATAGTAATTGCTTGATGACGAAACTCTTCGACTGTAGACACGGGCATCACTGCAACTCGTTTTGGATCAATTCCCCTACCCTTAATCATATCCGATGTTACTGCTTGTTCAGAATCAAAATAAAGCACAACCCCATCAGGACGATCACGCAAAAATTTAGAAACGATTCCAAGGGTAAAATATGTCTTTCCTGTGGTGCTTTCACCAGCAATAGCAGTGATTTTATTATCTGGTATCCCTCCATAAATAGACCCACTAAGAATAGCATTAAAAATATAACAACCAGTATCGACGAATCCGTCGATGTCAGCGCCTGCCAATCCCTGATCAACGATACTTGCATACTTATTTCCTGACTCTTTAATTAGGTCGTTCAAAAATTCCATTTATTCTCCTATCCAAATAGTTCTTCTAGTGTACTAACTTTTTCTGTTGACCAACCGATAACATCTAGAATGTTTTTCAGTGGATCAATAAAACTTTTTGTGAATTGTTTATCGTAATCTATATACCCATCCAAGGAAAGTTCTTTTGGTAAAACTGTTTTAAAAGAAACAACCTGATCCCCACGAGAACCACCAATTGGATTTGGTTGCTTTAGATAAACAAACTTTACTTTATCACCCTCGAAGATTGTTTCATACTTCCGTGTGAGTTTAAGTTTCTTCATGAAGTGATTATATATCAAAGCACCCTTCACTGCAATAGGCGTTCCCTTAGAATAAATATCAGTACTACTAGAATATTTTTCTAGGTTGGAAACACCACGAGGAAATGCTACTGATTCCACTTCCGTTTTATAAAAAGTTTCTTTAAATTCGACGATGAGGTTTTGTACCGTCTCTTCATCTGTCGTGAGAATGAGTCCGATACACTCTTTGAGTTTTTCCCTGACGATAGCTGGTGTCGAAGAACGGGTAGTTTCAATTCCCATAATTTTGAGTTTTGGTTTTTCATACCGCACGCCCTCGCTGTCCCACACATTCAACATATATCTTTTCTTTGCTGTCCATATACCTTTTTCCGCGATGACCTCGCGTCCCATTATCATTTTGTTTTGATACGCGTTCATAATCTCAGCCAGATCTGCGTACTGTTTGTCAATAAAAGGCTGAATAATTTTCTCAGACGCTTTGTCAAGAAAGTTAACAGTTTCTTCTGTGGTTTTATTAGGAATAAACTTGTTAACCAGTTCTCCTAATCGCAAATACACGGAGTCCGTGTCTGATGCTACCACATAATCATAGTTTGTAGTTCCAATATGCTGATTCAAAAATGCATTAAGTTTATCTGCAATCCATCGAATACTCAATTGACCAGAATGCGTAATTGCTTCTGCCATATCTACATCATAGTATCTAAACCATTGATTTCCGATAGCACCATAAGCAGAGTTCAATTGAATTTTACGAACCATCTGGAAGTTATTAAACTTTGCAATCTTATAATCCAGTTCTTTATTGTCTGGATCCTTTTCCTTCTGCTTCTGACATTCGATCATTTTCTTCTTGTACATACTACGTTCTTCGTACATCTTCTCCATTAGCTCTGGAAGGAATCCATACTTGTCTTTACGATAAAATGTTCCGTTTGCTGCAACCGAAAGATCAAACTCTTTAAGTTGTTGAATTTTTTCGTAACATCCAGCATACGTATGGTCAACGTCGCCAATTAATATGTTGTTTACTCCTATACCAAATGAAAGTTCACTATGATCTCTAACCAAGGTTTCTGGACTAATATTATACTGCATGATCAAGTGTGGATATAGACTGTTCAAGTCAAAAGAAACAACCCAATCATGCTGACCTACGATAGGATCTTTTACGTATGCACCGGCATACTGATCATTTTTTATACCACCCTTCTTTGGCGGAATAACAATATCCTTTTCTCGCAGATAATGATAAATAATTGCGTCCCAAGTTCTAACCTGAGAAAATACGTCCTCATAATTAACCTTTGCTGCATATGCAAGTGCAACAGCAAGTTCCATCAATTTAAGTTTTTCTTCTAATCGCTCCACCAATTTCACATCAAGAATGTTATAGTCTATGAACTTTTGAAAGTCATTCTTGTAGAAGTCTTTGATTGAGTCATACTCACCATAGTCCAACTTACGCTGACCCAATTCAACGAATGCAATATGGTCAAGTCTGTATGATTCTTGATTCACGTAAGTAAATGTTTTATATAGATCGAAGTAATCTACAATAGAAACACCGAGAATCTGATAGACAAGATTCTTTTTACCTTGCTTTTCGATATACTTATCACGGAGTCTACCCCAAGGAGAAAGACGTTTTGCATTCTTAGGCTTAAGTAGTAATTTAATACGACTCACTAGATATGGAATATCAAAGAACTTTACATTCCAACCAGTCACAATGTGAGGAGGATTTTGTTCCCACCAATCAATAAAGTGAAGCAGTAAGTCTTCCTCCGTTGCAAAATTATAATAATAAGTTTTTCTTGCGTCTGTCTTGAAGTTACCCAACCCAAAGACATGGGTCTCGCCAGACATAGAAACTGTAATAGCAATGACTGCTTCTAGTGGGTTCTCTACTTGAGGAAACCCACGCTCACATGTCGTTTCAATATCCATATAACAAATCGGGATTTCTGAAAAATTATAATTGACTTCATCCGGAAAACAATCACCAATGTATTGATAGACATAATCTGTATTTCCATATACAGTAAAATTATCAACACCCACATATTGATTTACAAAATCACGACACTCGGTGATTGATCCCGGTTGAATTGATTCGACAGGCGATCCAGAAAGAGTCTTGAATTTAGATTCGTTTGTAGTTGGAACAAACAGAGTTGGTTGATATCTATCAACATTTTTAATTTCGACACCGTTTTTGATGCCTCGATATAAGATACCGTCCCCAACGAGTGATACGTTGGTGTAATAATCAAAATTCATTTGTTCTCCATACGGGTATTATACCATCATTTGATCGAATCTTCAACTGTTTCTTTTAGAAAAAGATCTGTCTGTTCGACGAGATATTGAGGATTTGATATATCAGACTGAGGTTCATCTCTGTCAGAAATATAGGCAGAAAGGAGAACCATATAATTGATAACATCAACTACTGTGTCCTGAAAACTCTCATCCTGAACGTTCATTTTGCCGGCATGAATAAAAGAAGAAAGTCGGCTCATCTTGTCAGTGATACGAGTAAGGAAGCCTTGTTCTGTGGTACAAATACCCATTGACTCTACACGAGTAAAGTTAGCAAAGGGTTCATTTCCTTCTTGTCCTGCATAATCTCTATTTTTAAGAGACATCAACTGCTGTGCAGATTTACATATTTCTGAGTGATACATTAAAAGTTCATCGCGTGTCATATTATACTCCTGTAGATCCGAAACCGCCGATGCGGTTGGTCTTTTGTGATTCTGGTGTTGCTTGTGTGTATGTAATGTATCTAACTTGCCTAGCATATTCGATGATCTCTACCTGAGCGATACGATCGCCGTGAGTGATATTGAATGGTGTGTTTGTGGTGTTGTGAAGTGGGATAAAGACTTCATGACAATAGTCAGAG